CACCGCAGGCGCTTTCGGCGCAGCCACCGCAGGCGATCGCGGCGCAGCCACCGCAGGCGCTTTCGGCGCAGCCACCGCAGGCAATCGCGGCGCAGCCACCGCAGGCGCTTTCGGCGCAGCCACCGCAGGCGCTTTCGGCGCAGCCACCGCAGGCGATCGCGGCGCAGCCACCGCAGGCGATCGCGGCGCAGCCACCGCAAAAGGATCTGTTTCTGTTGGCAAAAATGGATGCGGCCTTGTTCGCGGTAACGATGTGAAGATAAAAGGCGGTCTTGGTGCTGTGCTGGTGATCTGTGAGGAAAACGGGGACAATTGGGACATCAAAGAGTGGAAAGCGTTTGTCGTAGATGGCACGGACATCAGAGCGGACACATGGTATAAGCTGGTGGACGGAAAGTTGGTGGAGGAATGACCGAGGTATACATGATCGTCACCCGTGACAAATACCGCCTGCCCCGCTGGTGGGGTGTAACGGCGGAAGAGCTGGCGCGTCTGGAGGAGGGCAAGTGATGGCAAAGCAGCAAGTTCAGCTATTCAACGATAATTTTCAAAACTTCAAGAAGTACAACATTCCCAAGGCGCAGCTTGTTATTGCAGATATCCCGTATAACATCGGGACGGACGCTTACGGCAGCAATCCGATGTGGTATAACGGTGGAGACAACGCAAACGGAGAAAGCAAGTTTGCAAAAAAACGGTTTTTTAATTCTGACGGGTATTTTAAAATCGCGGAGTATATGCATTTTTGCTCCCGCCTTTTGAAAAAAGAACCGAAAGCAACAGGAGAGGCACCAGCTATGATTGTCTTTTGCGCCTTTGAACAGATGCAGACGGTTATCGACTATGGCAAGCGGTACGGTTTTATGAAGTCCTATCCTCTGTTTTTCATCAAGAACTATTCCGCGCAGGTTCTCAAGGCAAATATGCGTATTGTCGGCGCGACAGAGTTTGCCGTGGTGCTGTACCGGGACAAACTGCCAAAGTTCCGCAACACGGATATGTACGGAGAAAAAAGAATGGTTTTCAACTGGCAGGAGTGGGGGCGCGACGGGAAAGACATTCCAAAGATCCATCCAACCCAAAAGCCGGTTGTGCTGCTGAAACGGTTAATTGGAATATTCACAGACCCAGGTGATGTGGTCATTGACCCATGCGCCGGAAGTGGTTCTACGCTGCGTGCTTGTATGGAAACGGGACGGCGTGGCTACGGCTTTGAGATTAGCCGCGATTTTTGCTGGAAGGCGCAGGAGAAAATGCTTGTGCTGCCAGACAAAAACCAAGTGTCACTGTGGGGGAATTGAAACATGGGCAAGCAACATATAAGCCGGGACGACCGGATTTTTATGGACGGCAAGCGCAGAGGCACACAGGAGTGCATGGACATGGTGGCGATGGTGCTGATGGACAAGTGCGGCTGGCACATTCAGGAGCAGACCGAGGACAGCCGGGACACCCACAGCATCGCGTATCTGTACGAGTGCCTGGAGAAGCTGGCGGGGGAAATAAACGAAGGCCGCATCAAGCGGAAGCACATCAAGGACGTGCTGAAGGACGAGTGCGGCGTGGTGTTTGGAGATTGAGAGGGAACATGAAACGAGATGAGATCGTGACCGCGCTGCGGTGCTGTGCGGCTGACTATTGTAACGGATGCCAGCTTTATGTTGCCTATCCCAAGGGCGGGGACTGTATCCGCGTGATGGCGACCGCCGCCGCTGACCTGATCGAGAACCAGCAGCGGGAGATAGAAGCGCTGCGGCAGGCCAATGAGGGTCTGCGGTTTAATCTGGCGGCGTTAAGTACGCCGGAGGGAAAAAGATGAAAGAGATTATCACACTATTCATCATTGTATTTGGCATATCATTTGTTGTAATTTATAACATTTTTAGAGGTAAAAAATCATGAGGAAAAATATCACTATTACTATTTCTATTGTACTAGCAGCGATTGTTGCTATTTTTTGTATTATCTGCCTAACAAGAATTAAGGTGGGCTACGTAGGCGTTGTATATTCTGCAAAGGGTGTGGAACAAAATACGCTGACGCAGGGCTGGCATTGGCTATCACCTTTGAAACACGTTAAGCAATTCCCTATCAGTCAGCAGCAAATCGTATTTTCCGACGATCCGTCTGACTACAACACAGATGAACACGCAGATTGGCATATTGACGCCCCTGCCAACGGCGGCATGGTAGGCATTAACCTAACGGTCAACTATAATTTTCTACCTGACCGCGTGGTGAGTTTGTATGAAAAATTCAACGGCATGGACGGAGAGGCCATTGTAGAGGGCCGCGTACAGAATAGCATTATTGCATATGTGAAGGAAGTTACCCCCAGATTCTCCGTCATGGACATCTACTCTGACAAAAAGTCGGAGGTAAACAAGGCTATTACCGACTATCTGAATGAGAAGCTCAGTGCCGAATATGGTATCAACGTGTCCAGCGCCCTGATCATTGATGTGGAACTGGATTCCGCATTGCAGGAAAAGGTGCGGGCAAAGGAGCAAGCCAAACAGGATGCAGAGATCGCAGAACTTGCCAAACAAACGGCGGAAGCGCAAGCAGAAACAAATCGCGTTATCGCTGAATCTGAGGCTGCTGTAAAGATCATTGAGGCGGAAGCTGAGGCAAAAGCCAACAAGACCATTGCGGAATCCATTACGCCGGAGCTAATCCAGATGAAGGAAGCGGAGGCGCGTCTCAAGCATGGCTGGGTGACTGTACAGGGCGCTGATACGGTGGTGACCGCAAAATGATACTACACGATAACGCAATTTGTCAGGCGGCGCTGGAAACCTTCGGGAAGGAATTACAGGTGACAATGGCCATCGAGGAAATGAGTGAACTGACAAAGGAGCTTTGCAAAAACAGCAGAGGGCAGGAGAGCACCCCACACATTGCGGAGGAGATCGCCGACGTGGAGATCATGCTTCAGCAGTTGGTGATTCTGTTTGACTGCAAGGAGACTGTGGACAAGTACCGTCAGTACAAGCTGGACCGGATGGCGGGGCGGATCAAGGAGGCGAAACAATGAGCCTTGATATCTGTCCGGTGTCGCTCAAGGAGGCCAATGCCTTTGTTGAGCAGCATCACAGGCACCATAAGCCGGTGGTGGGACACAAGTTCTCCATCGGCTGCACGGACGGTATGAAGATCGTGGGCGTTGCCATTGTGGGCAGACCGGTGAGCCGACATCTGGACGACGGCTGGACGCTGGAGGTCAACCGGCTATGCACAGACGGCACCCACAACGCCTGCTCCATGCTATACGCCGCCGCTTGGCGGGCGGCACGGGCGATGGGCTATAAGCGGCTTGTGACCTACATACTGGACAGCGAAAGCGGCACGAGCCTGAAAGCCAGCGGTTGGAAATGCGTGGGACAGGCTGGTGGTTTGCGGTGGACAGGAAAGCGCAGACCGGAGGTTGACCTATACCCGGCACAAATGAAAATTCGGTGGGAAAAGGAGGAGTGACGTGAATTGTCACGGATGCAAATGGCTGGATGAAAGCAGAAAAGGCCCAGCGGGGAGTGGGTATTGCGTCATGGTGGAAAACAGTGATCAGGGAAAGTGTTACCGTGATTGGCTGTTGAAGCACCGGGAGGAATATGCCCTTGGCAGAAAGGAACTCCCCAGCATCAAGGTCAGAACACCCGAAATGGAGCGGTGTGAGCGCTATGAAGCTGGAGACTTTGCTACGAGGTACAGAAAGGAGCAGGTATGTCCAAAGATGAGATCGTGACCGCGCTGCGGTGCCACTGTGATGCAATAGAAACCGGGAAGTGCCCAAAGGATAAGTGCCCTTCGTTTGAGAGACCGGCGCGTTATAAATGCGCTGGTGTGGTTTCTGGGGAAGCCGCTGACCTGATTGAGAACCAGCAGCGGGAGATAGAAGCGCTGCGGTGGGCCAATGAGGGCGTTTCTGGTGACGAAATCTGCCGTGCAGCGCTGGAGGCATTCGGGGAAAGGGCGCAGGTGACAATGGCCATCGAGGAAATGAGCGAACTGACAAAAGAACTCTGCAAGCGCTGTCGTGGCCGGGACAACGTGGAAGCCATTGCAGAGGAGATCGCCGACGTGGAGATCATGCTTCAGCAGATGGTGATGCTGTTCGACTGCGCGGGACAGGTGGAGACATTCCGCCGGTACAAGCTGGAACGGCTGGCGGGGCGGATTGAGGAGGTGAGGCGATGAGCAGTAAACAGACCATCATGCAATTAGCCAACGAGGTTATCAGGTACCTAAACGCCTGTGCCGATGAGGCCTTTGTTGAAAGCGTCTTGGAGTGTATCAATGACGGCGTGGAGTTCGGCGAGGACGAGATTAGGGAGGTGGAGTGATGGCGAAGTACATTGACCAGTCTGTAGCGATTGCGCGGCTGACCCATATAGAAGTGACAAAGCCCACGGCGACTATGACGGATGCCAAACGTGCGCTTGCGGATATGTTTCCGGCCAATGTGGAGTCAGTGGTGCGGTGCTGGGAGTGCAAATATTACAAGCCTGATGAGTTCGAGTGCGGATGTGATTTTGCTGGTGGTTTGCCGCATGCAAAGGCTGACGATTTCTGTTCCTACGGTGAGAGAAAGGAGGAATAGCGTCATAAAACAAATGAAACCAACGACAAATGACCGCATTATTGCCGCTGCGTGGGTGCTGCTGATACTGGCGGCGGCGCTGGTGGTGCTGACCGGCTTTTCTGAGAAGGGGCCGGAACGCGAGGAGCGCACGATTCTGGTGATCGAGGGTGGCCCGCACGAAGAAGCATACGAAGACCCGGACGAAGCGGAGAAAAGCGCGGAGGCGGTGATTACCGCCATCGGCACAGACCGGGAGTTTGAGACATTCGGCTACGACGTGACGCGAGTTCTCCGGATCGTTACGGCAGAAGCGGGAAACGATGCCGACCAGTGCCGTGGCATTGTACAAGCCCTGTTTAACGCATGCAATCGCCACAGGAACCACTACACGCCGGAGGACGTATGCAGGGAGTATCAGTACACCGCCCCGGCAAGCTGGGCGTCTGACGCGGCGCTAAACGCCTTTTGCGAGGTGTTTGTGTACGGTGAGACATTTACCGACATCGGCAATGCAACGGTGTTTTATAATCCCCAGATCGCCGGACACAGCGAATACCATGAGGGGCAGATCTACGTTTGCAGCATCGGAGATGTGAAGTATTTTGAGGAAGTGTAAATGAAAAAGATTGAATATATCAAGAAGCAAGACGCAATTGACGCTATTGTTGCAAGCAATCGCAACGTAGATGTTGATGGGTTGACTGCGATAATGAAAGTCTCGCCTGCCGTAGTTTTGTGCAAGGACTGCATTTTTTGGGAAAAAGGAACGAGGGACGATGGTTTTTGCTTTAGCCGCTATGTGGTGTGCGGAAGCTTGACGCCGCGCAGAAACCCCACAGACTTTTGTAGCTACGGAGAGCGCAAGGAGCCAAATGTGTAATGGATAAATGGATTATACGCGACAAGTCCACAGAGGGAAAAGATTGGCCCAAATGGGCGATACGGATCGAGTGCCCCTACTGTGGCCTTGTGACGGGCAGCAAAAGCAATTACTGCCCACAATGCGGAAAGGAGTTGATACGGCGTGAACCAAGCTGACATCGACCGCCAAATCAAGGCGCTGGATGAGGCGAAACAAACCATATTGGCGCTTTGGGGGCGCTATCAGGCGAGGGATAAGCTTGTGGATGAACTGGAAAATGAAATCTATAAACTGAAATGCAGCAAAAGTGTTTAATTAGAATAACTACTTTAGAAAATCCGCGTTTTTGCACTATAAACATTGCAAAAAGTGTGGTACAATAGTTATGAGGACGTGCAGCCTTACAACACCTCCATTCGTTTGTTTTAACTGCATTCATTTTTCATTCTCCCTCCTTTTTGTGGCCCGTCGTTGCACGGCGGCGGGCACACACGGCATTGTAGCTCAGTTGGAAGAGCGCACGGCGGAAACCGCCGCCGATGGACGATGCAGGGTTCGATTCCCGCCAATGCCTCCACAGTTCTAGAGGACACCTTTTTCCTTTCAACCGCTTACCCGCCAGCGGTATATGACGGGTATACGCCGGACTGCGTGAGCTACCCCACGATAAGGGGCGGGAGGTCGCACCTCCCATCCGGCCACAGTGTGCCGACACATAGAAAACGGCTGGGCAATACGGAGCCTGTAGAGACGGAATCCGCGACGAAAAAAGCGGTGCGGCACTACCGTGGGCAAGTGGCATAGCGTCCCGCCCGAAAGTGTGCCAGAACATTGAAGCGGTAGGCGATCCGCCATGCGTTTACCGTGGAGTTCCGAAGGGTTGTGCGTATTCCTCAAGGCGGATAGGCGGAAGCCGAAAGAAAACGCCCAATACGCGGCATAGGTGCCCAGTAAGGGGAGACCACAGCGAGTGGCGGGGGCTTTTCCCTTGAAGCGCTAAAGCAGGGCAGGACTGCAATGCCGCACCAGAGGCCGGGTAGCGCCCGGACAATGTCGGAGCGTATCGGCATGCCCGACGTGGAAATGACAATGCTCGCTGAAAACTGCGCGTGAGGATGCGTCCTCCTTGCCATGACCGAACGGTGGCGCTTGAGATGCTTGCGGGGCCTTAAGCGGGCATGAGCGCGTGACAATCTAAGCGGGAAGCCGAACAAAGAGGAGAACAGCATGGACGATATCACAAAGCAGCCATACGCCAAATGGCTTGAAGAAAGCATAGCAACTATTGCAGGGCTTGACCCTTGCTGTATTTGCTTTGCAGCGACAAAAGCAGACGGCACGGTGTTCACCGGCTATTATAATGCAGACGCGACGGACAAGGCCGTTTTTGCGCACAATATCCAGTCCGACATCGTGATGGATATCATCAAGGCAAATGCTGACACAATCAGCGGTATTCTGGGAGAATGATATGCACTGCAACATAATCATGCAAAAAGGCGAAACGCCAGACGGTGCGCTTGATGTCTACATCCACGAACTGGATCGGCACATTAAGGCATTGCTGGTCAAATATAGCCTACACGACAGATACCGCGACATCAAAGGGAAAGAACATTCGCAGACGTTTGTATGCTATCGGATCACCTGCGTTCCGTCTGATGTAGCGGCGGAGATCATATCCAAGGAATACGGTATATGCACCTGCACGGTAAACGGCAAAACGGCGCGTTTCTATGTAGGCGACAGCAGCCACGACTTGATACAGGTGGATAGCGAGTTGGTAGAGGAGGATGGCAAATGATTCTCTGCGGTAAAGACTGCACACCATGCTGTGACTTCTGCACCCACGTCAAACACGGCACAGTAGTAGTTGACGGTAAACGTGTACCTGGTGGGCCTATTGGCTGCAAATTGCACAAGGACAAAGAGCATCAGGACATTGCCGCGACTTGCGGGTATTGCGATGACTTTCGTTGTTTCCGGAGTTTGGTGCGTGTGGATGGCGAGCGGATAGAGGGAGAAGAATAGACAAAAGAGGTGGGGGACAATGGCCGCGCGTCTGACAGACCGGCAGAAAAAGAAAATACTGGCGGACTATGTGCAGACGAACAATTATTGCGCCACCGCGAAAATAAATGGAGTTTCTGCTACAACTGTCAAGAACATTGTTCTTGCAAATTTGGACATTGTGAAAAAGTGCGAGCAAAAAAAAGAGGAGAATACCGCCGACATTTTGGCGTATATGGATGCGCATAAAGACATGGTGTGCTCCTTTATTGGCAAGGGGCTTGAAATGCTTAATGACCCCGATAAGTTGGCGGCGGCAAATCTGAGCCAAATTACCACTGCGATGGGCACGGTGATCGACAAGTGGGCCATGATTGGCGGCGCTCCTGCTGATACCGCAAAGGATGACGCGCTGAGTCAAAGCCTGAGGGAACTGGCGGAGGACTTGCAAGGCGATGATTAGCAGAAAGCAGGCCAAGATACTGGCTTTTCCATACACAAACTATGATGCGCTGATCTGTGATGGTGCTGTGCGTTCCGGTAAAACGTCTATCATGATGTGGGCGTTTGTGCAGTGGGCGACGGAAAATTTCAGTGGACAGAGGTTTGGAATTTGCGGAAAGACAGTGGATTCGTGCGTGAAGAACATAGTCGTTCCGTTTACGTCCATGTCTTTGACGAAGGAGCGTTATATTATCCGGTGGCGGCGGTCTGACAAAATCCTTGAGGTGCGGCGCGGAGCCGTAACGAATTACTTTGAGGTGTTCGGCGGCAAGGACGAGGCCAGCTATACGCTGATCCAAGGCCGCACGTTGGCGGGTGTGCTGCTGGACGAGGTTGTTCTGATGCCGCGCTCGTTTGTGGAACAGGCATTGACCCGCTGCTCCGTAGCCGGTGCGAAGCTGTGGTTTTCCTGTAACCCGGGAAGTCCGCAGCACTGGTTTTATACAGAGTGGATACGGCGGAACAAGGAGCGAAACGCGCTGTATCTGCATTTTGAAATGACGGACAACCCTGGCTTATCTCAAAAAACGCTGGAACGCTATCAAGCAATGTTTTCCGGCGTGTTCTACGACAGGTATATCCGGGGGCTGTGGGTGATTACCGAAGGTCTGGTATATCCTATGTTTTCCCGGGGGGTCAATGTGACAAGTGAACGCGGTGGGCCGGGGACGTATTACATCAGCTGCGACTACGGTACGCAGAATCCCACAGTGTTTGGCCTGTGGCGCGTACACAAGGGCGAGGCTGTGATGGAGAAGGAATACTATCACAGCGGGCGCAAGACCAACCGGCAGAAGACGGATGAAGAATATTACCAAGACCTGGAACGCTTTGCGGCTGGGTACAAGATCGAACGGATCATCATTGACCCCAGCGCCGCATCGTTTGCGGAGTGCATACGGCGACATGGCAAGTTTCCCGTGTGGAACGCCAACAATGCCGTGTTGGACGGAATTCGGCTGACGGGTGCGCTACTCAAGGCCGGGAAGCTGAAATTCCACGAGAGCTGCGTGAAAACGTTTGAGGAGTTTGGGCTTTATAGCTGGGATTCAGAAGCGGCAGAAGATAAGGTCATCAAAGAGAACGATCACAGCATGGATCAGTGCAGGTACCTATGCCAGACTGTACTTAGGAGAGAGTTAAGATGCGCTTTTTGGGAAATTTCGTTAATACGGTAAGGCGCGCACTGTTCCCGCGGGCTGTGGCCGAGCGGGAATTTGGCACATCTCCGGCTGTCAGCATGACGATGGAGCAGCAGATCGCGCTATGGTATGCAATGCTGGTCAATACGCCGCCCTGGCAGGACTGCAATGTGAAAGCGGTGGGACTGCCTGCCGCCATCTGCCGAGAGGTGACGCGGCCAACGCTGGTGGAGTTTACGGCCAACATCACGGGCAGCCAGCGGGCGGACTATCTTAACGATGGCTTTCAGTTGGCGAAAGAAAACTTCGGCAAGGCGCTGGAGCTGGGGCTTGCGCTTGGCGGTGTGGCATTAAAGCCTTACATCTACGGAGACAAGCTGTTGGTGGACATGACCGGCGCGGCGGGTTTTCAGCCGACGAAGTTTGACCCGACCGGGCGATGCATCGGCGGCGTGTTCCGCGACAAGCCGGTGAAGGTCAATGGCAAGTATTATGTGCGGCTGGAATCCCACGACCTGACCGATACTGTTTACACCATCAAGAACAAGGCGTATTACAGCGATTCTACCGGCTCTGTGGGTGCGCCTGCGCCGCTGGACGTGGTGCCGGAATGGGCGGACATTCAGGAGGAAGTGACCATCCAGAACATGGACGGGCCGTTGTTCGCCTACTTCAAGCCGCCTATCGCCAACACGGCGGATACCAACAGCTTGTGTGGCATGTCCATCTACGGTGACGCGGCGACGGTGGAACTGATCAAACAGGCCGATGAACAGTGGGAGCGTCTGCGGTGGGAGTACAAGTCCGGTGAGCGCAAGGTGCTGATGGACGGCAACACAAGCACGGCCAACATGTTTGACAAGCGGCTGTTTGAAATTGGCGCTTTTACGGCTGACGGCGACTTCTACCAGTTCCTTAATCCTGAACTGCGGAATGACGCGGTTTACAAGGGCTTTCAGGACGTTATTCGGCGCATTGAGTTTAACGTAGGCTTGTCTTACGGTGATATTTCCGACCCCCAGACGGTAGAAAAGACTGCAACAGAGATCAGAAGCGGCAAGCAGCGAAAGTATGTGCTGATTAGCAGCATCCAGACGGCGCTTGAACACACGTTTGATGCGTTGATTTACGCAATGGATGTGTATGCCACGCTCTACGGTCTGGCTGCGGATGGCGAGTATGAGGTTACTTACGATTGGGGTGACAGTATCCTTGACGATCAGGAAACCAAGGACAACGAGTTTGCCCGCGATTTGCAGCTGCTGAACGCCGGGATCATGAATGACTGGGAGTTTAGAGCAAAATATTTCAACGAGGACGAGGCGACCGCAAAGGCGGCGCTGCCGAAGATGCAGGACATGACGGGCGAACAGCAACAGGAGGTAGAGTAATGGGTGGTAGAGGTGGAGCCGGTGGCGGCATTGGAGCCGGAGAATTTGGGCGTGGGCGCGGTATGAGCCTTGCGAGGTTTTTGTCACAACAGGATATTAACCGAGCAAACGCTGCGTCTGTCACTGATATGGGCGATATTATCAGGCGCACATTTGAGCGCAACGCTGCTGAAATCAATGGGCTTGAGCTGTCGGACGCTGAAAAGAAAGACGCCGTAAAGCAGATGGCAACTCTCGCAACAACGGCACTAAAAACGGCGGCAGGAGCAGTCAATCCTTATGCAAGCGGGCCTGCGCGTCTGACAACGGCGCAGAAAACAGGAAGCGCCGCAGACAGAGCTGCAAGAGCGCGCGGTGAAATGGATAGCTACATGCGGAAATTGCGTGACCAGTCCAGTAAAAACCGCAAAGCAGCAGAAAACAAGGCGTTTTCCAATGCCTTTGTAACAGCGCAAAAGTCCGGCGCGTTGGAAGTTACGGTAAACGGCAAGAAATACCGCAGAACTAACAAGCGCAGCGGTACATGGCGTCCGGTATGATTAACTTTGAAAATCTCGACAAGTTCACATTCCCCGGCGTTGGAAAGTACGACATTCCGCAGATCGAGCCGGTCAAGGCATATCCGCAGGGAGAATTTATCCCTGTAAATTACCATTACACGGCGAAGGACACACAAAGCAAGATCGTGCATTTTTTTGTGGACGATTATCAATTCATCCGGTATTGGAACACGCCTGACAAGTACATTCCGCAACTGTCGCAGTTTGCGGCGGTGTGCGCACCGGACTTTTCTACCTACACAGATATGCCGATGGCGATGCAGATATACAACCATTACCGCAAGCATTGGTTGGCTGAATACTGGCAGCTCCACGGCATGACGGTTTATCCAACGATCTCATGGAGCGACGAGCAGAGCTATGATTGGTGCTTTGATGGAGAGCCTGTCGGCGGAATTGTTGCGGTTAGTTCGGTAGGCACACAGCAGAACAAGGAAAGCAAGCGGCTGTTTTTGCGCGGCTACGAAGAAATGATGAAACGGCTGTCGCCGGAATGGGTGATATTCTACGGAAAAGTGCCGGAGGAATGCGACTGGAATGTAATTCGAGTAAAGCCGCACTATGACGATATTGTGAAACGGAGGAAAGCGAATGAAATATCCGTTTCAGCCGGAAATACTTGATGCCCTTCCCGAAGAGCTGGCGGAGCTGTACCGTGGACTTGAGGACACGCTGCTAATGGAGATATGTTCCCGGCTGAAGCTGCGGGACGAGCTGAACGAGGTCACGGTGCAGGACATCAAGGCGCTGCGGTCACACGGCATCGATCTGAAAGAGGTTGAGAAAGCCATACGCCAGACTACCGGCATCAGCGAGAAAAAACTAAACGAGCTGATAGACGATGTGGTGGAGCGCAACCAAAAGTATTACACTGAGGTCATAGACCTTGCCCGTGTAACACAGCCTGACGTGCTGGTGGATGCAACCACCATTGACGCCATCAAACGGCAAACGCAAGACGTGTTCCGAAACATCACCGCTTCGATGGGGTTTTTGGTAGACGCAGGGCGGACGATGCTACCGCCCGCAAAGGCGTACCAGTGGGCTTTAGATTCCGCTACGTTGAAAGTAGAAAGCGGGGCTATTTCTTATGGGCAATCCATCAAAGACGCCGTTAGGGAGCTTGCAAGCGGTGGCCTGCGGGTGGTGGACTATGAGAGCGGACACCGTGACCATGTAGACGTAGCTGCCCGCCGTGCAGTAATGACAGGTGTATCGCAGTTGTGCAGTAAGTACACGGAGCAAGCTGCGGAATACATGGAAACGCCGTATTATGAAGTATCTGCCCACGCCGGGGCGCGTGATGTACCAGGGCGGTCGCCGTGGGCATCGCACAAGGAGTGGCAAGGCAAAGTGTATTCCACCCGCAGCGGCGACATCTACCCGAATATCTACGAGGTGTGCGGGCTGGGGGCTGTGGATGGGCTGGAAGGAGTCAACTGCCGTCACCGCCGCAACGTTTGGGTTGAGGGCGTAAGCGAGCGCACTTACACAGACGAACAGCTTGCCCACATTGACGATGGTCTGGGCTGTACGTTTGATGGCAAGACCTATACGGCATACGAGGCCACGCAGGAGCAGCGAAAGGTGGAGCGCACCATACGCAAGCTCAAGCGTGAAAAAACAGCGTACAACGCCGCAGGGCTGACAGACGAAGAACAGGCAGTGAATATCAAACTGCGCCGCCTGAACGCCAAATACAAGGAGTTCAGCAAGGCGGCGGGGCTGCCGGAGCAGAAGGAAAGGTTAAAGGTGCTGTATGGCGGGCAGCTGACGGATTCCAAGAAGTTCGCGCCGTTGAAAGAATACGCCGGTACATGGAAGATCAAAGATAGGTTTTCTGATCGTCAATATGTGATTGACGTTGGGAAACCACAGATTTCCGGTGCAAAACAGCACTTTTGGGACAATCTTGAGAACAGGCCGGACAGAAGCAGCTTGAACCTTGAGGCTGCACAGGATATAATCAACAACAGCAGACTGACGTTGTACCAGACAGACCGGCAAACCCTTAAATTTCTTGCAGACAACGGATATGTTATGCTCAACACGAAGAACGAAATCGTGACCGTTGTACCGGAAAAACTTCGCAAGAAGTACCGCGATTATTTGGAGGGGAAATAACATGGCAAGAAGTCCTATCGCACGGCATAATTGCCCACTGTATGAGAGAGAAACCACATGGTCGGAGTGCGTAGAGGTGCAGGAAGTCCGCGAGGATGAAATGGACGCCGCACGGCTGAGAGAACCGTTTGACATGGACAGAGCGAACGAGGTTTGCGAAGAATGCAAATGGTATGTTGTTGAGGACGATGGCTGATGGACAACTTCAAGGCGATTTATAAGCTGCTGCTTGCATTGGAACGTTCCATGGACTTGCCAGCGTTTGATATTGACGCGCTTCAGCTGGAAGCAATGGGCGTCACTGCGGAGCGCCTGCATCGCTATCTGGAAATGCTGCAAGACGCGGGCCTTATCAAAAACGCAGACTTGTACACCAGCGTGACCGGCGACCTCTGTCTCAGAAACTCGCGCAAAATACGGATCACGCTGAAAGGTCTGGAATACTTGCAGGAAAACTCGATCATGAAGAAGCTGTACAACGCGGCAAAGGGCGCTGTGGACTTGATTCCGTGAGGGGTGCTGTATGACAGATAACGCGACTTCTCTTTTTGATACCAACACCTTGCACGCCATTGATGGCGTTTTGAAGAAGGGCGACCGGGTAGAGCTGATCCCCACCAAAGACGGGGTGCGGGTGATACATATCCGGCGAGAGAATGTGAATTTGAAGAAAATCGAAAAAAACTCTTGACTTTGTGGTTAGCTACGCATATAATGTGGTTAGCTACAAAGGAGGTGAGGAAGTGGCTGAAAAAAGCCGCGCCGAGTATTTTAGAGAGCGCAGAAAGTCCATGAAACAACTTGTGTTTATGGTGGACAAGGAAAAAGCTGAAGCACTCGACAAGAAACTGGCCGAAAAGGGCGAGGGACGAACAGAGTGGTTTAGAAAAAAGCTTGAAGAAGAAATCGGCAAATAAAAAGAACGCCCACCGTCCGACCAAGACAACGTGAGCGTTCAAATCACCACAGGTTTCCCCATTGGTAAATCCATTCTATCATCGGGGAAGCCTCAGAGTCAAGAGAAATGAGGTTTTTTATTATGCTTACTGTTAGAGAAGCCTGCACGTTGCTCTACACACCGAAGGAGATTCTGCTATCGATGGACGGGTGCCAATACACCATAAAGTATCGGGACAAGAACGGCATCGACGAGATCATGATGGGATATTTCGGCGATTTCCTTGTAGAGGACATTTCTGCAATGGGCGAGGATGATTTTTACATCACGGTAAAAATGAAACCGATGAAGAAGGAGGATATTGCATGAACGAACTGATGATTTTTGATAATCCTGAATTTGGGCGGGTCAGAACTTTAGAGGAGAACGGCGCGGTACTGTTCTGCGCAAGTGATGTAGCAAGAGCGCTCGGTTACGCAAAGCCAAGAAACGCGATTGCGGCTCACTGCAAGGGTGCCCTGAAACGGGGCGGGGTCTCTACTACCACAAATCAGTATGGGGTCACAACGGAGCAAGAGACGGAAATGTTGTTTATTCCGGAGAGTGACCTTTATCGCCTTGTGTTTAGCTCAAAGTTGCCTGCGGCGGAGAAGTTTACAGATTGGGTCACGGGAGAAGTTCTGCCCACGATCCGCAAGAACGGTATGTATCTGCTGCCGAAGGATTATCCCTCCGCGCTGCGTGCGCTGGCTGACAGCGAGGAACAGCGCATGGCGCTGGAAGCTTCCAATGCGACACTGGCGGCGGAGAATGAGCGTCAGGCACAGGTGATCGCAGAGTTTGAACCGATTCGGCAGTATGTGGATATCATTCTGGAAAGTCCGGATGCGCTGGCGACCTCGCAGATCGCCGCCGATTACGGTATGAGCGCCCAGCAGCTGAATAAGATCCTTCGTGACGAGGGCGTTCAGCACAAGGTAAACGGCCAATGGCTGCTTTACAAGAAGCACATGAACAAGGGCTATACCAAGAGCAAGACTTTCCGGTTCACACATTCGGACGGACGCGCCGACACGAAGTTCCATACACAGTGGACGCAGAAGGGACGCCTGATGATCCACAACATTCTTGAGAAGCGCGGCATCGTGGCGATGATGGATCGGGGGCGCGTGTCGTAATGATGAAGGTCGTCAAGTTCCTCGACCAAAGCGAGGATGTACCCATGGAGCAGCACCTTACGCAGACGACGGAAGCTTTTGCCGCAACAGGCAGGACGCTTTCTGAGTTTATCAAGGGACTGTCGCTTTCGGCAAAGGACAACAACAAGCTCATTGATCTGATCCTGGCCCATGTGGAGGAAGCCAAGATTTCCGGCTGGATCGACGGATATCTTGCCGGAATCGACGAATAAGCGCTTGCCACCGGTCGCGTGGTATGGTATAATAAATCAAACAAATATTCGACCTCGCTCTAAGCGGTGAGTGAGAAGAGCCGAGAGGGGCTAACTGACTACGAATTGTAGTTGGTTAGCCCCTCTTTCTTTTTTTCAAAATTTTTGACCGGCCCGACGTCGCAAAACTACGGGGCCACAGTGGAGGCGACCCACGCGAAAAAAGCGAGGTGGCGAAGGAGCAGACATGAAACGCGATTTTTTGGAAGGTCTGGGGCTGGAAAAGGACGTTGTGGACAAGATCCTCGACGAAAACAGCCGGGACATTGGCCGGGAGAAGCAGAAAGCGGATCAGGCCAAGGAGGACTTGGCGGCGGCGCAGAAGAATCTTGCCGACCGCGACAAGGACATCGAGGAGCTAAAGAAATCCAGCGGCGACGCGGAGGGCATCCGCAAGCAGCTGGAGGAGCTGCAAGGCAAGTACACCAAGGAAACCGCCGAGTACAAGGCCCAGATCGCTGACCGGGACTATTCCGACGCGATTGCCAAGGTCATCAACGACAAGGGCATCAAATTCAGCTCCAAGGCGGCGGAACGTGCCTATGTCGCAGACCTGAAAACAAGGGGCCTGAAACTGGAAAACGGCGTGTTTGAGGGATTTGACGAGTGGCACAAGGCGCAGATGGACGCAGACCCCAGCGCGTTTCAGACCGGCAAGCCCGCCCCCACGTTTGCAAAGCCCGTCGGTACCGGCGGCGCTCCTAAAGCGGAGGGTCTGGGCGCAATGTACGCAAAACAATTCAACGCGCAGTATGCGCAGACAACTACGAAGGAGTGATTTGATCCATGTCTTTTGTGACCAATACGACCTGCACCAAGCGGCCTAATTTCCTGGAAAGCGAAGTTGGCCTGGTGCTAAAGACCCGCGAGATTCCCGCCTCTATGGGCGTGCAAGACGGTAATTACAAGATCGTTGCAGCAGGCACCCCTTTCCCCTCTAACGATGGTAACGCTGTTGGCATCGTATTTGAGCCCGTGGACGTGACCAGCGGCAATATGCCCGGTTCCGTGCTGGTAGCTGGCCGCGTGCTGGCGGAGAACCTGAATCTCCAGACCGCCGCCAAGACCGCACTGGCCGGTAAGGGCATCGTGTTCGTCGACACCCCCGCCATTACTCGCGGCTACACCGTGACTTATGACAAGAACGACGGTACCGGTACGCCTCCCGTGGATGGCAACACCTATTTCGAGGGTTCCATCGCGCCGGTTTCCACCAGTTATCCGCTGACCAAGAGCGGCAATAAGCAGACCGGCTGGAGCACCAGCAAGGGCGGCGCTGCTGTGACTGAGGTGGAGATCACCGGCAATGTGACCCTGTACCCCGTGTGGACGACCAACGGCTAAGTAAGGAGGTAAGAAACTATGCCCGATATCCTGAACATGATTTCCAGCGCTGAGCGCCTGGAATTTGCACAGAATCTGTCTGTTGCGCGGCCCGCTTACATCGGCGACCGCATTTTCCCCGACCAGAAGACCGCCAATCTCAAGGCGGAGTATCTGCGTCTGGCCGATGGTGCCAACATCCCCGTGATGGCAACCGTACACGCCTTTGACACTGAGGCCGAGATCGGCACCCGCCCCGTGTTCGAGAAGACCGAGGTGGAAAAGCTGCTGATCAAGCGCAAGATCAACCAGACTGAGCGCGTGCGGCTGATGATCGAAAACGGCGTAAGCGACGAGAACGAGATCATCCGCTATGTCTTTGACGACATGCGCCAGATGGCCGAGGCCGTCAAGACCCGCACTGAGGTTGCCAAGATGGAAGTGCTGGCCACCGGCAAGATGACCATCAACGAGAACAACCTGAACCTCAAGGTGGACTACGGTGTTCCCACCAAGAACACCGGCTACAAGATCGACTTCGGCCCCAACGCTGATATCGTGGGCCAAATCATGGCCGTGGCTGACGATGCCGCTGAGTCCGGCAACGCCCTGACCGAGATCGTGACCTCCACCAAAATTCTGCGCAAGCTGGCTGCCAACAAGGGCATTCAGACGCTGATCTATGGCACTGTGGGTGCTGGCACTTATGTTCCTGCCGAGAGAATCCGTTCTCTGTTCGCGGAACTGTTTGGCTTTGGCGTCATCACCACCAATGACCTGCGTTATAAGACCCAGACCGCCAGCGGCAACGAGGCCACCAAGCGCTTTTTCCCCGAAGACAAGATGGCGTTCCTGTGCAATGGCACGTCTTCCTCCTTCGGCGTTGGCCTGTGGGGTGTGACCCCAGAGGAAGCCGACTACGGCCAGTACAACGAGAAGAGCGCCAATCAGTTCATCACCATTACCCAGTGGGCCACTCCTGACCCTGTGGCGGTGTGGACAAAGGCCAGCGGCGTGTTTATCCCCGTTGTGCCCAATCCCAACGGCCTGTTTATCGCAACCGACACCAGCAAGTAAGCGCGCCTCCTCCCCGCCCCGATGGGAAACCTGACGGGTGGGGAGGAAACGATATAAAGGAGGCGGAAAGCATGGCATACGCAGATTTTGAATACTACGCTACCGAGTTCTACGGCACGGCCATTGACGCGGACGCTTTCCCGGCTCTGGCTGGTAGGGCATCGGCCTATGTGGACTATGTGACCATGAACCGCGCTAGAAACGTCACCGGCGACACCATGACCGCCGTAAAAAACGCGGTGTGCGCATTGGCAGAGGTGATGCAGGACGGCGAACGGCTGAACAGCGTGGCTTTTAACGCCGAAAGACCTGTGGCAAGCGAATCCGTGGGCGACTGGTCAAAGAGCTACGGCACGAAAGCGGTATCTGCCGCCGACATGCAGCTGCTTGAGACCAGAAAGCGGGAGATCGCGGCCATGTATCTGGCACCTTACGGACTTCTAAAAGCAAGGGGGTACGGATCATGTCTATGTTCCCCCACACGGTAACGCTGTACAACGTGACCCGCGAGGTGGACACCGGCACCATGCAGGACGTGACGAAGCTCTATGTGACGGTGCTTGATGGCGTGCTGCTGTCCGCTTCTAAGGCAGCCAACGTGCGGGCCAGCGGCCTGGAAGGGGCCGACGCGGTAAACCTGTACATCCCGTTTTCAGTTGTTGCAAAAGACGCAACGACTGGCAAAAAAAAACGTTATGCAGGGCCGCAGGACTTCTGGAACGCGGAGGAAAAGTCCGGACTGTGGACACTTTCCACCAACGGCAACGGCGGAGAGAGCTTTTTCGTCAAGGGGCGATTTGTCACAGACAACGAGACTGTGGCAAGGGCGCATGACGACTGCTACGAGGTGACGAAGGTGGACATGAAGGACTACGGCGACCTGAAGCATTGGGCCGTGGGAGGTAAGTGATGGGGCTGAAGTTCAGCGTACACACCGAGGGCATGGACGATGTGCGGCGGCAGCTGGCGCTTGCCTGCAGCAAGGCCGAACACGTTCTTGCTATTCAGGTGGAATCCGACACGGTGCCGTATGTTCCGGCGCTGACCGGCTCCATGACCCAGAGGACACGGGCCATCGGAAACACGGTGGTGTATCCGGGGCCCTACGCCAGATACCTTTATTACGGAAAGTTGATGGTCGATCCCGACACGGGAAGCCCGTGGGCCAAGAAAGGCGCGACGAAGGTTCTGACAGACCGAAATCTGGTATTTTCACAAGCCATGCACCCAAACGCGCAGGCGCATTGGTGCGAGGCATCCAAGGCGCAGAACCTTGAAAAATGGGTGCGCGTAGCGCAAAAGGCGGTGGCGAAATATGGCAAATGACAAGCCGAAGAAACTAGTTTCGGCGGCAGAGGAGGACAAAATTTCCCGCGCGATGCTGGTATGGCTGAACACATGGCCGGATAAGCCGGTGGATGTGATCCGGTATGAGTTTCTTCCCGCTGACAGCGAGGGCGCAATGGCGCTTTCCACCATTCAAGGGACATACATCATACGACGCTACATCCTGGGCGGCCATCAAGCGGAGTACCAGTTCAAGGTGATCTACCGGCTAAAGCCGGGCAACAGCAACGACAAGCGCCTGAAAGCCGACGAACTGTTGGACAGTCTGGCAGATTGGGCGGCAGACGGCGGGCCGGACATCGGGGACGACGCACGGGTGGTTCGCGTGGAAGCCACCACGCGCTCCGCATTGTTCGGCGCATACGACAACGGCGACGAGGATCATCAGATCCTCATGAAAATGACTTACGAGGTGATAACAAATGCCTGATAACATTTTTAACACGACAGCGGGCCAGACCATTGACCGTGAGTTTCTGATCGCGTACTTAAATACCGGCACCAGCGTTTCCCCAGAGTGGTCGGCCTTTGGCACCCGCGTGGCGGATTCCAGCATGGAATATGACTGGCAGGAGAGTTCTGAAAAGGACATCCTGGGTACCACCCGCACCACCATGAAGAAGCCCATTGTCACGCAGACCTTTGACCCCTGCTACTTGGACAGCGGAGACAAGGCGCTGACGAAGATTTGGGAGTTGGCTGTGAAGAAGCAGGATGCGGCGGCACTGGCCAATCAAGACGTGCTGATCGTCCACCACTACGCCGGTACCGCAAAAACGGCGGTGTTTGCCGAGCGTTACGAGGGCGCGATGGTAAAGCCCTCTAGCCTTGGCGGTGAGGGCGGCGGTTTCGTGGGCATGCCCATTGACGTGACTTACGGCGGCACCCGCACCACCGGCACCGCTTCCGTGACTGCCGGTGTGGTGACGTTCACAGCGGACGAGTAACACACGGGGCGGGCAACCGCCCCACCACATAAAGGAGATGCAAAAATGAAGGAAATTACATTTGCGACCGGCGTAGAAAGCTTTTCCGTTAACGGCGTGGAAAATGCATTTTCGGCCAATCTTGCCGACGGCAACTTTATTAAGCGCTTAAAGGAAACTATCACAAAACTTGAAGAGATGCACAAAAACCTCGGCAATATGAAGAGTGCAGCGTCCGATGATCCGTTAGACCAGATGGAAGAATACGACCGCAAGGTACGAGCATCCATTGATGAACTCTTGGGGGATGGCGTATCTCAGAAAATTTTCGGGAATCAATCCATGCTTTCTTTTGGCGCTCACAAACCGGTGTGGTGCAATTTCCTCGTTTCCCTCGTGGAAGAATGTAACTGTCGCTTTACCGAAGAAGCAAAGGAATTCAATCCCAGTCTTGAAGAGTTTGTCCGCAAATACACAAAATGACAAATTCAATGCAGGCAGAATGGCTTCCAAGATCCGTTAATATCTGCGGCACCGAATACGACATTCGGTCTGATTTTCGGGTAATTATCGACATTTGCAAAGCAATTGAAAATCCAGACTGGAACAAATACGAAAAAACAATTGCTGCGCTTGTCGCCTTTTATCCAGAAATTGAAAATATGCCGACAGAAAGTTATCGAGAAGCTTTAGAAAAGTGCATGTGGTTTATTCGGTGCGGTGACGAAGATGCTGCAAAAAAGCCTGTTAAGCTGCTTGATTGGGGACAAGACATCAAATATATCGTTGCGCCCATCAACAGAATCGTTGGCAAAGACATCCGGGAAATGGAATATATGCACTGGTGGACGTTTATGGGCTATTTTTTAGAAATTGGCGATTGCCTTTTTGCGCAAATCGTGAATATCCGCCAGAAAGTATCATCCGGAAAAAAGCTAACAGCGGAAGAACGCAAATTCTACGCTAACAACAGAAGCATGGTTGACATCAAACAGCGGTATACCGAAGCAGAAATGAATTTTATCCAGCAGTGGACGTAAAAAAGCCGCCATTTTGTGGCGGCTTTCGGGGATGGCATTTATTTTTCAAGAGACGAGAGACCATTTGCCATAGTCAACATTCCTCCCGTCATCGCATCAATTGCCTCTGTTTGGTTTGGGTTTATTACCCATTCGTCATCAACCAATGACAAAGAAACATCAACTTCTTTTTCTACTGTTCCGTAGTCTCCGCTGTTTATCTTTTCAATAAACAAATTATTCATCATTTCGGTTTGTTCGTCCTCGCTCATTTCCTGACCGGAAAATGCAACCTCTAAAGCCTTAGAAAAGGATTCTGCAAGGACATCACCCATGATAGATGCAATGTCATTGTTTGAAATTTCCACCTTAACCGTCGCAGAATCCCCTTTTTCTTCTGAGCTTATGACGTTGTAGGAAATACCACCGAACATCGCTTTCAACATCTCTGCATCGGATTCGTCGGTTTCGGCATTAGAAATACCATCTCCCCAATAACCAGTTGCTACGGACTGATCCGCTGACTTTACAGCATCAATGGCATCTTCTACAACAGATTGCGCCGACTTCCTATTTGCGCCGCATCCAATCAAAAGTAAGACTAACGCAAGAGACAAAAAAACGCATGACACCTTTTTCATTAAAACCCCTCCTGTAATTTTCAGTATTTCAAGAATATCACACAAAAAGAAAAAAAGCAACAAAAGGTGGTGATTTTGTGGCTGCTGATGGCTCCATTATTTTTGAAGCAAACTTAGATGATAGACAGGCGCAAACAAAGCTAAATCAGCTTAAATCCAAAATACAGCGACTGCAATCGTCTTTAGAGAAAAGTACTGGTGAGCAAAGCGGTATAAAGGAAAAATTGGATTCTGCAAAAGCATCGGCGCAGCAGACAGAAAAGGAAATTAAGCAGATTATGGCAGCCCTGCAATCAGAGCTTGCGCTTAATGAAGATGTGCAAAGCGGAAAAATTTCCATGTCTGCCGAGGAGTTACAACAAGCGGCAGAACGACAAGACGATCTTTTGCTTAAGCTAAAAGAACAGCAGGACATTTTGAAGCGGCAAGACCAAGAAATACAAAGTTTAGGACGGCAATATGATCGCGTTACGGAGAAAATATCAAGACAAACGCAGGAGCTAAATGACGCAAAAAATGAAGCGTCAGATTATGCAAGGCAAGTAATTGAATCCGGGAAAAGCAAAAACGTTATGGCGGAAGTGACACAAAAAACATCCGCGATTATGGCGCAGCTGGGGGAAAGGATTAAAGCAATCGCAAAAGGAGCTTTAATTTTTTCGGTAATCGCTTCTGCGATTAAGGCGCTTAAAGATATTTTGGTGAAAGCGATTGCGCAAAACAAAGAAGCTGCGGCAGCCGTTTCGCAGTTAAATGCCGCTCTTTTGACCCTTGCACAGCCAATCATCGAAACGGTTTTACCAGCGTTTACCGCATTTGTCAATGTGTTGTCCAAGGTCGTGACGGCTGTCGCAAAATTTGTGTCGCTATTGTTTGGAAAATCCTTTTCACAGACAAAGAAAAACGCGCAATCTCTTAACTCTCAAGCTGGCGCAATTGAAAATGTAGGCGGTGCCGCAAAAGAAGCATCTAAATACTTGGCAGATTTTGACGAGCTAAATGTTATGGATAATCAAAGCGACGATCAAACCGGGGGCGGGTTTGATTCCCCGGACTTTTCAAAGCTTGATGCGGATGTTTCCATTTTTGATAATCTGCTTGCCCGCCTTCAAAAAATTTGGCAAGACATTAAAAACATATTTCTTGACCTTAAAGATATCGTTGTTGATTTCTTTAGTGGAGATTGGGGCGATATGCTAGAAAAAATCAACCTTTTATTTTGGCACATCCAAGACCTTGTCTCCGATGTTCTAATGTTCGTAAGCGAAGCGTTTGGCGACATAATTGATTGGATTGTAGAAAAGCTCCATCTTTCCGGAACGCCGATTGGTCAAGCTTTAGAGGGCATTAAGGAAATTGTGCAGGGCGCTATCGAACTAATTGTTAATTTTCTTAATCTCAACCTTGATGGAGTGCTTGCGTCTATTGAAAAAATGTTAAAAGGCGTACAAGACCTTGTTTTTGGGATTGGAGACTTTTTGCAAAACGGCATAAACAATTTGTTTGACTGGTTTGACGAGAAAACCGGCGGCGCACTTCACGACCTTATTGAAATCGTTCGTGCCACCGTCAACAACATTTTTGAGTTTGTTGATGACATCGTTGGAAGCATTTTGCTCGGCGTAAAAGATATGCTGAACGGGATTATAACCTTCCTAAATGGCGTTTTTTCTGGGAATTGGAAGCAAGCATGGGAAGGTCTTATGCAGTTTGTGAAAGGGATTGGAACGACAATTGCAGGCATATTTGCAAGTGTAATCAACGTGATAATCCGCGCACTGAATTGGATGATTTCCCAAATTAACAGAATCAGCATCAAAATTCCCGATTGGGTGCCCGGAATAGGCGGAAGAACTTACGGACCCAACATTCCGACAATTGCGGAAATTCCGGTGCCGCATCTCGCAGAGGGCGCAGTTATCCCGCCCAACCGCGAGTTTATGGCGGTGCTTGGCGACCAGAAGCACGGGACGAACATCGAGGCACCGGCTGACCTGATCCGGCAGATATTCCGCGAGGAGAGCGGCAATTCCGGCGGCGACATTGTGATCCGGTTTACCGGAGAGTTGGCTCAGTTGGCAAGAGTGCTGACGCCAGAGATCACGCGGCAGCAGCGGCAAAACCAGAGATCGTGGGGAGGTGGCAGCCTGTGAGCGCACCGTATTTCAAGATCAACGGTACGGACATTCTCCGTTTTGTGCGGGAAGAAGGTATGGAATGGTCTCGTAACGACCTCGACAATTCAGAAGCAGGGCGAACCATGGACGGCACCATGCACCGCGGCCGCGTTGCAATCAAGTACAAGGTCAACATTCGCTGCATGGATCTATACCGGAATGAATTGATGATGCTGATGAAATTAATTCTTCCGGAATTTGTCACAGTGGAAACCAATTTGCATCCGTTGTACGAGACGGTTGTGGCGCAGTTTTATTCCAACAACGTGCCTGCCACGGTGACGACGGTAGACCCAAAAACAGGAGAATCGCTGTGGTCTGGCATTTCGTTCCCGCTGATAGAGCAGTAAGGAGGGCGAAATGCAGAGCACGAACGCAAGATATCAGGAACTGCTGGCAAGCACCCACCGGATGCAGACGCAACTTTACATTGACAATGTAGTCTACGGCGAGGAAAAGATTATGGAGGGGTCTCTTCAAACGAAGAACTCTCTATTCCAGGGGGATATCCCCACTGTGGGCGGGGCGGTGGCCGGGGAGATATCCGTGCAGCTGCTGGGGGTGCTCTCCTCCAGCGTGGCCAGAATGGCTGAATTAAGGCCGCAGGTGCGGCTTGTGGGCGATTCCGGCGAGCCCAGCGAATGGGTGGCTCAGGGGGTCTACAACGTGGACAAGCGGAGCTACAACAAGCAGACCGGCGTGCTGACGCTGCACGGCTATGACAAGATGCTGGCCACGGAGCAGTGGTATACCGGCAGCGTGGGCACCGGCGGCGTGACGGATATCACCATTGTCAACCGGGTCTGTACCCAGGTCGGGATCACGCTGGACAGCGAGACGGACAGCTTCTTTTCCGCCAGCGGCAAGAAATACAAGGTGACAAAGCCCAGAAACTACACCTGCCGGGAGCTGCTACAGGCGATCGCCGGGTGGTACGGCGGCAACTGGTGCATGACGCCGGTGGGCAAGCTGCGGCTGGTGCTGCTGAACAGTCTGCCGAAGGAGACCAATTATCTGGTGGACAACGGCGGCAATGCCATCACGTTTGGAGGTGACAGGATTCTTGTCGGGTAAAATTTTTGTAGGAAACAGTGCGTCCAGTCTGACAGAGGCGGACAAGCTGCAGCCCTACAGCAAGGTAACGGTGACGGACGGCACCAACAGCTACACGTCCGGCGACAATACGGGACGGGAGCTGACGGTCAATGTGCCGCTGCTGCCCAGCATCAAGGGCGACACGCTGGCGGCGAATATTCTGGCGGCGGTTAAGAACTACCGCTATCAGCCCTACGAGGCCGCTGACGCTCTTTTAGACCCGGCGGCGGAGCTGGGCGACGGCGTGACAGTGGGCGGCATCTACGGCGGGATACACGCCAAGACGACCACGTTTTCCCGGCTGTTCCGGGCGACGGTGAGCGCTCCGGCGGAGGAGGAGATCGACAACGAGTATCCGTACCTGTCCGCTCAGGAGCGGGACGCCGTGCGGCAGAAGAAGCAGACGGCGCAGAACACGGCGGATATTGCCGGAAACACCGCAGACATCGGGACACTGAACGCGCAGGTGGCACAGCTCGACAGTCTGGTGGCAAATAAGGCCAGTATCTCCGACCTGGACGCCGCCGTGGCGCGGATATCCTCGTTGGAGAGCAACCAGATCACCACCAGCTACCTGAAAGCCAATTATGTTGAGGTGAACGGCCAGACCGTCAAAGACCTGAAAGCAAGTATCGCCAACATTGATACTTTGTTTACAAATGCTGGATATGCTGGAACGATTACCGCGAGAGGCGTTTACACACCCTCCCTGCACGTGGACAGGTATACATTCTCCCCGCAGACTATCACCTACAAGAACGGCAGCGGCGCAAGTACGACAAAGATCATGCTGGTGGGCACATAAGGAGGACTACATGAAAACAACCGAAAGAAACACCATCCAGTCCGTCCGGCTGGCGCTGGATCGGATCGAGGTACACGGCAGCGGCAATCTTGACTTGCTGCTGGGGTGCATGCAGGTGCTGGACGGTCTGCTGGCGACGGCGACGGAGGAAACAGAGGTGGCAGAGGATGGCTGACAGATCTATCGGCCAGCTGCCGGAGGCCACCACCATCGGCGCAACCGACCTTCTCATCATGGAGCAGGCCGGAACGGCCAAGAAAGTACAGGGCCGGACGCTACTGGCGTGGCTGGACGGCCACGGCGGCATCGCGGACATTGACTTCAATGCCGACGACACCATGACGATCACCGCCGCGGACGGCGCGGTGTGGACATCGAACAGCCTGCGCGGGCCTGATGGCGTCAGCCCGACGGTGAGTGTGCTGCAAGCACCCGCCACACCTACCACCCCCACCGCCTATCTTATCACCATCACCGACAAGGACGGAGACCACGTTTTCACGTTGTACGACGGGGCCAAAGGCGTCAAGGGAGATATCGGCGTCCACGGCGGCGATGTCAGCGTGACGGTCTCTGACGCGGCGGCGACCGACGAGCACCCCAGCGGCGGAAAGACGCTGACCATCACCGAAACGGTCTATTCGTACAGCGGCAGCGCTCCGACTCAAAACAGTACAAATGTAACCATCTGGAACGGCGATGACGGCTCTTCTATCCAGTCTATCAACCGGACGAGCGGAACCGGTGCGCCCGGCACGACCGACACCTACACCGTTACGCTGACAGACGGCAGCACGACGACGTTCATGGTCTACAATGGCCGGGATGGCGACGGCTCCGGCGATATGACGCAAGCCGTTTACGACCCGCAGGGAAAGGCGCGTGACATCTTCGCCTACGCCGACGCGATCCAAACCGCGCTGAACGCGCATGCTGACAGCATCAGCCTGCACACGTCCGACGCGGAGAAAGCTGTGTGGAACGCCAAGGCGGACGCTCCCAAGCCTCGTTCCGTGCTCCTGCTGGCGTCCGGTTGGAACGCGGATACCAAGCAGCAGACCGTCCCCGTCAGCGACATGACGGCCAGCGCCAACATTATCGTCAGCGCGGCTCCGGACAGCTTTATGGCCTACGCGCAGGCGGGTATCCGCGGCACGGCGCAGGGCACGGGGGCGCTGACCTTCACCTGCGAGACGGTGCCGGAGGAAGCTGTGACCGCCAACGTTATTATTCTGGGTTAGGAGGAGATCACATGATCCTTAACATGACAGGCCCCGCCACGGGCGGCAGCGCCATTTCCGCGCCCATCATCGGCGAGGACTTCAACTGGACGGGCGGAGACGGCACGTATCAGGTGCTGGACGACGGCGGCGGCAACTGGCGCATCAAGTTTCTGTCCAGTGGCACGTTCACGCCATTAAAAGACATGGTGATTGATGCATTTCTGTTAGGTGCCGGTGGTGGTAGTGGCAGTGATTACTGCGGTGCTGGTGGCGCAGGCTACACCACCACAGTACGGTCTGTGGTGCTGGCGGCCAATACCGCCTATCCCCTCGTGATAGGTGCGGCGGGCACAAATGGTAACTACAGCGGCACTGCCGCCACAAAGGGTGGCACAACGTCGGCGTTCGCCGCAGTAGCAAATGGCGGCGAACGTTCAGTTAAGGGGAGCAAAACCTCTGTAAAGAACGGTGCCAATGGTGGCTCCGGTGGTGCTGGTTATGCTGCCAGTGGTGGTGGCATAGATGGTGGTGACGGAGCAAATGGTTCCGGCTCCCTCAGCAGCAATGGCGGCAAGGGTCAGGGTACTACCACCCGCGAATTCGGTGAAGCAGACGGCACGCTGTACGCTTCCGGCGGCGGCCGCAACCTGACCGCCACCGTACCTAACTC